TCAATATCATTAAATTGTGCAATCCATCTATTATTTACAGATTCTATTGTTGTTGTGATTGTTTCTGGAATAGAAAATACGTATGAAGAACGTCTTTCAGATCCTACACAAATTAAACCTGCATCAAGAGTTACTGTTGGATATGGCAGTGGTGTTGAGACAGAGTTGCCAAAATCCATTGATAAATCTATGATTGCCTTTGCCGAAGATCTTGATCTTGGCACATAACCAATGTTTCTTGCAAGAGATACTACATTTTCTCTGACCGTTGCCGAATCCAAAAATGATTCGTTAACAATCATATTTGAATTGAATGCGGTAATATAGGTATTATATGCAAGAGTATCAATTAAAATCGAAAAATTAGATCCTTCAAAATCAAAATCCGTGAAATTTGAATTAGATCTTAGGTAATCCTTAATCGAGGTCTTAATCTGATCAAAATCCAGATTTGTAAATTTAGTAAAAGGCATATCTTTATCTCGTCGCCTCTAGTAGGAAGGAAAATTCTTGAGTTGGAACATCTTGTCCTATAATATCGAATGCAACACTTACATTAAATTCATTTGAATTTGGTTTAGGGACAACAAATATTCTTAGATTTTCAACTCTTTCTTCATATTTTAGTAAAGTTGATTCAATTTCAAATTGAATAGCAGATGCCGTTGCAACGTCGACAAATTCAAAAAGAGAATCATATATACTTGTTCCCAAATCAGGATTGAAAAATCTTTCTGTCTTTCCAGTCTCAACTAAATTACGAACTGCCCTACGAATCGCATTTTCATTCTTTAAAATTGGTAAGTCCTTTGTAACTGGATGGGGTTCAAAGGATAAACTAATATCTTTAAATGATCTGGATATCCTTTGAACGGTCATTTTGGTATGAATTTCTATTTTTATTTATATTCAGTACTTCCAAGAACTTCCATATATTGGTTCTGTACCATATTCCCAATCATCATAGTCATTATCATTTCGAATTTTTTTATGAATTTCATTTTGCTTTGATAAATCGTGCTTTTGAACTGAACCATCAAACATATATTCGGTTTTATTTGAATTTGGTTGAGTATTCATATCTGTTTTTTAGAAGTAAAAACAGAACTTTTAAAGGGGTTTCTATCCCTTTCCAGTATAGTCAAAAAAAATGGTATTATTAATAATACCATTTTTAATATATTATATTTTATTTATTTCCCTTGCCCTCTGTACTTTTTCCTAGACCCATTGCGAGACGAAGCGGAATATTTAGTCCCTGCCCCTGATCCTTGACGAGTTTTTTTCGGAGGACCGGGTGAATATGAGGTCTTGCTGAAAGAAGAGCCTTTTGCTTTTGCCATAAAAATTAATCTCCAATAATTTCAGTTTCAATTTCAGAAGGGTTTGGAGAACCTGTGCTATAAAATTGTTGTGCAAGGTCCTCAATAACATCAAAGTACTCATCTCGTGAAAGGTCTGAATAAATTTTCCGACCTTTACACAAGATATTATAACGTTCTGTGATTGGTTTGTTAGCCATCAAATAATTCTTGTTTTTTCGTGACCGACTCTAATACGTGGATCGCACCAAATTTCAAATCCTGCTTCTTTTGCATCCAAACAGAAACTCACATCTTCTCCACACATATCTTGAACTTCACCAGATTCAAAGACTTGCATTTTAGGTGCAAACCAAGGATACTTCATTTCAGGATGCTCGAAGACTCCTTTCTTAATCAGAAGCCATCCGAATCCTGTGTAGTCAACGGTGAAAGGCTTACGACGCTTGGTAATTGAATCAACGGTTTCGTGATTCATAACTCCACCATTGTTACGGAAATCATCTTCCTCTAACCAATGTGCAACTGATGTAGTTACACCATCTTCGGTGGCATACCATCCTGCCGAAATATCCTGATCGATGAGTACAAGTTGATAGAACTTTTCAGTATTAAAGACAATATCGGAATCGATCCAAAGTTGCCAATCATAATTCAGTTTTCCGTCCCAGGGAATTTGATCAGGACCACGGAGAACATTTGCCCCAAGACACTTGCATCGGGCAAAGTTCACCATAGAAGAATAGTCTTGGGAGATTTGAATACTTGCACCGTTTTGGACAAGATCAAAACAAAGTTGAACGAAACTCTTAAGGTAAGTATACGAGACTCCTCTACCGGGTAGACAGAATACGATAGATTTACCACGAATCATTTCTCGTGCTAAATCATAATCCCATTCTTCTTCTGATTGCTTCGGAGGAGTTTTTGCTTTAACAGTAAATCCTTTAGCCATAATAGAAACTAGTTACTTCAGTATCATACAATATTATATAGTGGTTGTCAATATGATCGGATATAATTCTTTTCTTCTTCCAAAAGCTTGACATATTCAACATCTTTTTCATCTAAAATATTCGCAAAATCATTTACAACCTTCCATATTTCTTGGAATTTTTCTTCGGGCAAACTATGATATAAACATTGTTTCTTGACGTATATGTGATACACCGTATTATTCATATTCATGTTCAGTAAGTATGATGTCCTTTCCGTCTAGATTTATACTGATTTCCGTATCCTCATACCATGAAAGTTCGTTCACCATCCATTCAGGAATCGTAATGTAATATTCCCCTGTGATTGGATCAACCTGTACGGTTTCAATATTTTCTCCGAATTTTTTTTTCATGCGGTGTATTTTTAATCGACTTTATTTTCAATTTATATAGCGAAAAAAATTTTTATAATTCGTTAGATAATTATCTCGCTTGGGTAACACTTTGTAGGTTAGGGTAGTGTTACGTTTTTAAAAACGCCGCGCCCGCGCCCGATATAACAAACCAACGCCCATTAACTGCCAAATCACGAACGCATAAGGCACGGGCAGTAAGCGTAACCTACTGCCCCCTGTCACTCACTATCAGCGAAGTGCCGCCTTAAGTGCAATCTCATCAGGACGAAGTTGACCCGCTTTGAGTGCAGAATTAGCACCCGTAGAATTGTGCCAACGTGAAGAACCACCGCCAACCCGTGACATCACCAATTCAGATTTACGTGCCTTTCTAACAGGCAGGCGGGTGACCTTAATCAGACCCTGTGCCTCAGCGATTGCCAGATCCAGTTTAGTCGCGGTAGTGAAGTTCATTTGAGAGTGTAGTGAATTGCTGGGCATCTGATACGGGGGAAGGGTCACCCCTGCTGACTGACCCACCCGCTAACGGGGCAACGGTGAGGGGCAAAATGAGTCTCAGAGAATTGCGCGGCGATGGTGGCAGCGGGCACACCCCAGTGAATGAACTGAGAGGGGCGGGAACCGTTCTTCAACTGATCGCCACGGGAAACCCATTTGATCTGGCGGGTCTTCAGGTCGGAGCAGGCAGCGTAGGGATAGAGCATTGGAGGGGGGGGTGTGAACTGCGTTAATTGTAGCACGGATCAGGGCAGCGCCGGGCAATCCAGCGAACCGCTACGGTGGCAAATTTCAACCGCCTCCGCTGCCAACCAACCATCTACACGGGAGAGGGTAGCGTTAACGGCGGCGATGCCAGCAGCGGCAATCAGGATGGGGATCAGGTAGCGCATCGGAGGGGTGTCGGTGGAACTGAGAGAATTGTAGCACGGATCGGGGTCAGTACCCCATCCATACCAGGAACTCCCCAGCATCGATCCGATCACCCACGGCGGCGAAGGCGGCGTACTCTACCAGAAAGTCACGGGTCACAGAGTGGAGGTCAGCGATGGCGTGGGCGAAAGTGAAGGAGATCTGCCCGTTGGCGTCTGCCTGATTCAGCACGTTTTCGGAGAAGGTCATGAGGCGGTTTCGTTTGGTTCTGATCAATCCTAGTCCCTAGGAGGGCGGTTCCCAGTGCCCTTGTGCCAGTGGGTTGACCAGCACAAGGGTTAGTTATTAGAACTGAATCGGATTCAGAGTAGGAGCAGCAGCGGAATCAGTACTGATACTGTCAGAAACCCCGCCAGCAATTGAATCAAGAATTTGGAGAATTTGCTCACCATTGGAACCTTGGCGAAGGAGTGAGAGAATGACATCGCGGGACATGATTGCGTTGGAAAGTGTAGAGAATAGTTTGGAGTTTAGAAGTCAAAAACGTCGCCGTTAATCTCAGCACGGTTAACTTTAGCGTCGTCCCACTTTACACCGTCAGGGGTTTCTTTAGTGCCGAATTCATAGAATGATTCCAGCAGTTCTTCATAGCAGCAGATGTCATTATCTGCGATGAAGTTTTGAATGCTTTCATCATTCTCAATCCACAGGACAACATTCCAGGTTTCATAATTAGTCCAACCGTTATAGGTTTGATCGGTCAGGCAGGTCTGGTAAGTTGCGGTTGCCATTGGTTGGGTTGTTTGGTATGAATCAATTATAAGGGGTAGAGAGGGCATCCGGTGCCCCTAGTGTGCCACTATGCCAAGTGGTTGCGGCGATACTCCGGCAGATACTCAAACTGTGCCAGGGATGAGGGGGCGACGTGGGCGGGTGACCCACAGGAACGGTAGAAGTCTACCATTTTCTCCGCTTCGGTCAGCGTGGCGAACCACTGGGACCTCCACTCGGTCTGGTTGTAGGGGGTCTGGTAGCGGACTTCGATTCGCATTTGTTTGGTTTGTTTGGTATGAATCAATTATAGGGGGTCAGAGGGGCATCCGCTGCCCCTAGTGTGCCAGTGCCTCAGGCGGCACACGCTAGGGCGGATTCCATAATCACCTCCCGAAAATCCATGCGAGAGTAATCATAACCCTCAACATCTGCCAGATGCACAGCGTAAGCGTTTGCAGTGGAGAAACAATCAAACAAGCGCAGGGAAGTGAAGTCCTCACCTTCATAATCCCAACCACCGATCACAGCGTAAACTTTCATTTGAGGCGTTTCCGTTTGATGTCCCTAGTATGGCAGCAAATAGGGGGCATTACAATCCCCCTTGTGCCACTTAGTCAACTGTCACACGCCTTCCAGCAGTTCGGGATTGTATTCGGTAATCTCTGCAATCAGTTCCTCTTCAGTATAGCTATTGAGATTATCTACCAACGTATCAAATACAAACTGTTCCATCGTTTTCATGTCCATTCCATCCATAATCTGTTCGGCGTAACTTTGAATCAGACTGCTGTGACTGTCAGTCCAGGATTTAATGTTGTTAGTCATTTTCAGTTAGCGTAGAGGGGCAGTTTCTTACGGTCACGAATTGAATCATCAATCATTTGACCAACTTCTTCGTAAATGTAGGAAGAACCGCCTACA